AGCACAGTTCGTATTTGAGAACAATGAAATTAATGGCTATCCAGCTATTGTTTCTAATCAACTTGCAAACAACGATGTACTCTTTGGAGACTTCTCACAGTTTGTAATTGGTATGTGGTCTGGTTTAGATCTAACAGTAGATCCTTATGCAAATGCAACTGCTGGTAGCGTAAGAATAATCGCGTTGCAAGACGTAGACTTTGGAGTAAAACAGCCTGGTGCATTCTGCTTCGGAACATAAGCACATGAAGGTTAAATTGCTACGATCAACAATGATAGCTGGGGTCCCAACGGACTCTGGCACTATCGTTGATGTTGAAAAGCATACTGGTGAATATTTGGTTGCTATCGATAAAGCTGAGATTTATGTTGAAGTTTGCGAAGCACCAATACCCAGTACAAAACCAGTTGTCGAGCAAAAGCCTACCTCTGAAGACAAAGTTGATTTTGTTCAAATGACAAAAGCACAACTTGAAGTTTACGGAAGACAATTAGGACTTGAACTTGATAAGCGACATAACAAAGCTGATCTAATTGTTGAATTAGAAGAAGCAATTTCAATTATGGAGGAATCTTAAAATGTCTGTTATCCAACAGAACTTAGAAAAAGTGACTGTTGTTGCTGGTGTTGCGACTGCTGCTGTAACAAGCACAGCTACATCAAGTGCAATAGATTTACTTGAATACGATGGTGATGTATTACTAATTTTGGATAGTGCTGCTGGTGGCGGTTCTTCTCCAACGTTAGATATTAAATTAACTGAATCAGATGCTACAAGTGGTACATACACAGATTTATCTGGTGCTACTTTTACACAAGTTACTGGTTCTGCATCAATGCAAACACTTACAATCAACAAAGATTCAAGCAAGCGTTTCATTAAAATTGTGCAAACAATCGGTGGATCATCCCCAACATTTACTTTTAGTATCAATTTAATTGGTCTTAAAAAGTACGGCTAAATATATAGCTCTCTAATGAGGGCTTTTTTCTTATGGCTTTTACAGAAGATATAAACACATTCTTTGGAGATTTTTCAGAGAATGTTTTTTATGATAATGCAACTTACAAAGGCATACTTGAACAGCCTGACGAGCTTATAGCTGATGGTGTTGTAATGACAACTGACTATGAATTAACAGCTAAAACTGTTGATTTAGGTGCTTTAACTTTTGATAAAGAATTAGAAATAGATAGTATAAAATATAAGGTAAGAAGTGTTAGGAAGATAGATGATGGAACTTTATGTAAAATATCTTTAACTAAGGTTTGATATGACTACAAAAAGAGAACAAATACTAGCAGCAATAAAAACTAATCTTGCAAATACGACAGGTGTTGGTACAAGGATTTACAGATCAAGAGTGGAAGCTCTAACAAGAGCAGAAACTCCAGCATTAATTCTTGAGCCGATTAGTGATACACCATCAGATACACAAAACTTCAATGATAAAATTAATTGGGAATTTAAAGTAAGAATATCTGTAATAGCAAGAGGAACAACACCTGATAATGTTGCAGATCCAACAATAGAAAGTTTACATACAAAAGTATTGAATGACCCTTCACTTGGCGGTCTAGCTTTAGACATAAGACCATCCACAACTTCTTTTGAAATATTAGAAGCTGATGAACCAGCAGGGGTTATTTCATGTGAATTTGATATTGATTATCGAACTTCATATAACAGTTTGACTACATAATATTTATGTAAGATGAACCCTAATACCCCTGACCAATTATTATGAGTAATGAAAACCAAGGCAAAGGTGGAACTTTTCTTTTTGATCCAGAAACAGGAGAAATTTCACTAATGCAACAAACTACTGATCCTGATACACCAACTGAGGTAAAAACTGATGGCATTACTGACAAGAAAAAGAGTAATTCTAATAGAGGCAGAAAGTAGCTACGGAACTGACCCGACTCCAGCAGCTACAGATGCTGTTCTTGTAAGAGATTTATCTATCACACCACAATCAAGTGATGTTGTTAGTAGAGAACTTATTAGACCATACTTAGGAGCATCAGAACAGCTACTTGCTAACACAAGAGTTGAATGTACATTCTCGGTCGAATTAACAGGCAGCGGCTCGGCTGGAACTGCACCCAGATACGGAAGTGCGCTCAAGGCGTGTGGAATGTCTGAAGTTGTAGTTTCGTCTACACGAGTTACGTACGCTCCAGTATCAGCATCTTTTTCTAGCGTTACTATTCACTACAACATTGATGGTGTAAGGCATATAGTAACCGGTGCAAGAGGAACTGTTGAATTATCAGCCGAGGTTGGTCAAATTCCAGTTCTGAATTTTACAATGCAGGGCATATACAATGCCCCAACTGATACAGCTTTACCTTCAGTTACTTATGGCGCACAAGAAGAGCCTTTGATCTTTAAGAACGGAAATACAACAAGTTTCCAATTATTGTCATATTCTGGTGCTTTGCAAGCAGTTAGTTTTGACTTAGGTAATGAGCTTATTTATCAAGAGCTTGTAGGAGGAACAAAACAAGTGTTGTTAGTAGATAGGATGGCTAGTGGATCTGTAACTATCCAACAACCAACAATTGCTCAGAAAGATTACTTTGCTGCTGCTTTATTAGATACTACATTAGGTAATTTGCAATTTACTCATGGAACTACTGCTGGGAACATAATCCAGTTTACTTCCAGTAAAGTTGATATTGGAGATGTTAACTATGGTGACATTGATGGTATTTCTAGTTTAGAAATTCCATACACCTTAGTACCAAGCACATCTGGGAACGATGAGTTCAGCTTGATATACACTTAACGAATGTTGACTTAGTCGCTAGAGTGTAGAAGTATATTTATTTCTACACTTTATGACTTTTGTAAGAAAAAAGAACAAAACATACAAATGGCCTGTTGTTGTTCGTGAACCAAGTGAAAATGATGCTGGTGTTTTTGAAGAAAACGAATTTGTTGCAATTTTTAAAAGATTAAAAGTTAGTGAATATACAAAAGCTGTAGAAAATAAAACAGAATTTGAAATGCTTAAAATGATGCTTGTAGGTTGGGAGGGTATGAAAGAAGAAGATGGAGAGGATCTCCCATTCACCAGCCAGAACTTAAAAGAAATGATGGAAGATTCCTTTTGGTTAAAAGCAGTATCAGAATCATACACTTCATCTTTGACAGAAGAAAAAGTAAAAAACTAAAAGAGGCAGTTCTTTATTGGTTAGGTTCTGGTAAAGAAGTTATTGATCAAACAGAAGAAGATGCAAAAGCATTTGGTATAGAACTGCCGAAAGAAAACAAAAAAGAAGAAAAAGATTTTGAAGTTCTTGATGATAATTGGGATGCTGTAGAAATTTTTTGTAATATGCAGACACAATGGACTACATCGTTGTCAGGTCTTGTAGGATTAAAATATGAGGTACTTCTTATGCAAGGAGGTATGTTTGACCTTTACAATATTACAGAAAGGTTTAAAATTCTTACAGAGATCCAAGTTATGGAAGCTACTGCCTTGAAAGAATTAAATAAGGAAAGTAAATAATATGGCTACAGATTCAGTAACAGTAGTTGGTTTACAGTTTAAAGCGACAGGTGGTTCTAATGTTGAAAAAGCATTTAGAAGACTAAGTAGAGAAATTGGTGGGCTAAAAAGAAATTTTTCCGCTTTAAGCACTAAAGAATTAGCAAATGTAAAGAAACAACTTCTTGCTGTAAATGGTGCAACTGCAAACAGTATTAACAGTATGCAAGCGCAAAAGATTGCTTTGCAAGGTCTGCGTAATATGGCAGATGTTACTGGAAGGGAATTTAAAGAATTAACTGCTGATATTGCAAGATTAGATGCAAAGATGAAGCAAGCTTCCGCTGGTGGTGGCGCTGGTGGTATGAAGGGTAGATTAAAAGGTTTAGCAAAAGGCGCTGGTGCGATAGCTGCTGGTGGTATTTTTGGAGGGCCAGAAGGTGCAGTTGGTGGTGCTATTGGTTTAAAAATGGGCGGCCCTGCTGGTGCGGCTGTTGGTGCTGCTATTGGTGCGCAAGTTGGAATGGTAAGACAGTCGATTGGAGCTATTGCTGACTATGATGCTGCATTAGAGCTACAGAGAAAAGCATTAAAGCTTGTTATTGGAGATACAAATGAATATGCAAAGTCTCAAGAATTTTTAAATGAAACTAGTGAGAAATTAGCTATTCCACAAGATGTTATTGTTCGTCAATTCACATCATTAACAGCATCAGTGAAAGGTGCTGGTAAAGAAACTGCTGATGCAGAAAAAGTATTTAGATCAATTGCTGCTGGTATAAGAGGTACTGGTGGATCATTAGAAGACATGAAAGCCGCTATGCGAGCGACTAGCCAGGTATTCTCAAAAGGCAAGGTATCAGCCGAAGAATTGAGGCAACAATTAGGAGAAAGATTACCCGGTGCGTTTACTTTGTTTGCTGAGTCTATGGATAAAACACCAGCACAACTAGATAAAGCATTAGAGCAAGGTAAGGTCACTCTTGATGATTTTATGAAGTTTTCTGAAAAATTATTTAGTACTTATGGTAAAAATGCAGAAATTCTTGCACAAGGCCCAGAAGCTGCTGGGGATAGATTAAAAAAAGAAATGGCAGATTTAAAAGATGAATTAGGTGATATTTTAAGGCCAATGGGCGCACAATTTCAAAAATTTGCAGCAGAAGCTGTAGGAGCTTTTAACACAGTTATAAAAAGAGTGAAAGAATTTCAAGTGGAAATGATGGAGGATAATTTACGAAAAATAATTGATTCTGCTGAGCAGCAAATTAAAAGTGTTGATCGAATATTAAAAACTCTTGCAAAACAAAATAGTGATTTTGCTAATGACCAAAGAAGAAAACAAATTGAGTTAAGAGCTTTTTTAGTCGGAGAAAAAGCGGCTGCGGAATCAAAACTAAGAAGTCAATTTATTCCAGATGACTTTACTGTTGGGGGAAATGTATATGATGGTTTAACAGGTCAATTCAAAGGCACTGTCGAGGATCTTAAAAAAGTTAAAGATGGTCTTGATAAATCAACAGAATCTACCTACAACTTTAAAGAAGAAATGCAAAAACTTATTGATAAAAGTACTGATTTAAAAGGTAATATTGGCAGACTAGCTGTAGATGTTACAGATAAGTTAGGTGATGCATTTGCTGATTTCTTTGTAGAAGGTAAAAGAGGCTTTGCTGATTTAGCTAGAAGTGCAGTAAAAGAATTACAAAAAATTATTATAAAAGCAATGTTTATGAAATATATTGCAGATCCTCTTCTTGGTGTTTTTGGTCTAAAAAGTGCTGATGGTAATGCTATTGAAAATGGAGAAGTTGTTAAAAATGCTTTAGGTAATGTCTACGCAAAAAACAAAATCGTACCTTTTGCCTATGGAGGCATAGTAAACAAACCAACTTTATTCCCAATGCGTCAGGGAGCAGGGCTTATGGGAGAAGCCGGCCCGGAAGGAATTTTACCGCTAAAACGTGGTAAAGACGGAAAACTTGGAGTTATTGCACAAGGAGGAGGATCGACTAATGTGGTAGTTAATGTAGATGCTTCTGGATCGTCTGTACAAGGCGATGACCAAGCTGCTGCACAGTTAGGTGAAGTTATAGCATCAGCAGTACAATCTGAAATTGTTAACCAACAAATGGCTGGAGGTTTATTAAGTTAATGGCAAATTTTCCAACTACAGTAGCTCCTTCTTACGGTTTAACAAAAACATCTAAACCGACTATTCGTATTGCACAATTTGGATCGGGCTATTCTCAACGCTCTACTTTTGGAATAAATCAAAATTTAAAAGTATTTAAGCTTACTTTTAAAAATCTTACTGAAACAGAATCAGACGAGATTGAGACTTTTTTAGATGCTCGTGCTGGTGTAGAATCTTTCGATTACACCATTCCAAACGAATCAAATAATAAGTTTATTTGTAGGGATTGGAATAAAGAAATTCCATTTGGAAATAGAGCCACGATAAATGCAACATTTGAAGAGGTTGCCGAAGCATGACAAGTACACAAATATCACCATCTTCTTCAAAAATAAGTGAGGAGATACAAAAGCTCGAACCATCTGCACTAATCACGTTATTTGAACTTAAATTAACTGCTGCTGTTAATGGTGTAGATCAAACTTTCTATTACCACGCTGGAACAAATGAATTAAAAAGTAATATAGTTTTTGGTGGGGTTACATATGTTGCAGCACCTGTTCAAGTAAGAGGTTTTGACAAAGTTACAAAAGGAACATTACCTCGTCCAACTTTTACTGTTGCAAATGCTGATAATGCAATAACAAATTTAATGCTTTTATATAATCCTTTAAATGCGGAACTTAAAAGGATTCAAACACATAAAAAATTTATTGATGCCGTTAATTTTTCTAGTGGTACAAACGCAACAGCAGATCCCACTGCAATAGCACAGACTGATGATATTTGGTACATAGATAGGGTTGCAGCAGAAACTCCTGAATCAGTTGCTTTTGAACTTACTGGTAAAATTAATATGCAAAATCTTAGATTACCAAAAAGA